TTCTCGTGGGCCAACCTGTTCCTTGATTCGCGCATGAACCTGCTGAACAACGCCGGCGGCGGCGGCTCGTCCAGCATTGAGCAGCTTGCGCGGTTTGATGACGAGGTCATTGCGTTCAATCCGGCCTTCATCTGGTATGACGGCCCGCGTAATGACATTACCAGGCTTAGTACTGCCATTTCTGCGGGCCAGTTTGATAGCACTTATTCGCTGAAAAACATCATCAGTCGCGTCAAGCAGATGTACGCCAAAGCAAATGCCATTGGTGCAGTCTTCTGCTGCGGCAGCGTCACCCCGGTTGCGTCGGGCCATACTGCTTACAGCGTCCTTAACAGCGGCCGCGAATGGCAATTCAACGCATGGGCGCGGCGCTACGCTTTGCAGCATCGGAATTTCATTTATGTACCGCAAGCCGAAGCCATCATTGATACGTCGAGCCCCGGCGGAGCGCCCAAGGCAAACTATCTGAACCCGTCGGATTTTGTCCATTGGACGCCAATGTCAGCGCGCGCAATCGGGCAGGCATTTGCTACTGCCGTGAGCGACCGGCTTCCCCCGATCAGCATGCCGGCTGGGTGCTACTGCGACGACCACACGCTGAACCGGCAGACGCTGACAAGTATTGTCATCACAGACGGGGTGGCGCTGGCGACAAAGACAGGAGGCCACGGACTGGTTACGGGCGAATCCGGCGTTCTGTACGGCGCGACACCCGCAGCCATAAACGGCTGGCATGAAATCACGGTGTTGAGTACTGACACGTTTTCCTTCCCGACGACCGCAACGGGTGTAGTTGGTGGATCGCTTTTCTGGTCAACCACGGACGCCATCGGCAACAACCCGACGATGGTGGCAGGGGCTGGCGGGACTGTTACGGCACCCGCGACTGGTGCAGTTCCTGCTGGATACACCGGGGCGAAATCTGGCCCCGGCTCTGCCGTGGCCTACAGCGTGATCCCCCACGCAACCGCTGGGTTTGCAACGCAAGCCGTTGCTACCTTTTCCGCAGATGGCGAGAACCTGAACCTTCGCACCGGCGAGCTGAAAAACCGCTGTCCGATGGGGGAAAAGGTATATATGGAGGCGCTTATCAGCCTGTCCGGAATGTCAGGGGTGCGGTCAATCGGCTTCAGCCTCCAGGCACTGATCGACGGCACGACGTATGTGTCTGAAACCCTTAATACCACATTGCTCGGGTCTGCGAACTTCGATCAATCGGACATTACTGAGCATCTGATCCGCACGCCAGAATTTACGATTCCCGCAGGAACTACTTTCACCAGTTTGCAGGGGGTGTTTCAAATAACGGCAGGCGGCGCTGGTGGCGTTACGGCAACAATCGCAAACTGGCAGCCCCGACGGGTGAATCCGGATTACTGATAATCCGGTCTGGCGTGGGTCAGCCACCTGGCCGCCGCAAGGCGGCTTTTTCTTGCCCTCCCGGTGCACTTTCGCCCCCCGTGAAACCGCTTGCCACGCTGTCCCAAGATGGGCGGCATGGGTTATTCCGCTATTGAAACCGGCCCGGGTTCGGCCTGATGTCTCTGATAACCGCCGATGCCGTCTCCATCACCGCCGACAGCCTGCTGACGGCGGACGGGTTCATTGGCTGGCCGGTGGGGTTGCCGGCGCCGGTGGTGCCGGGGTTTTCGATGGAGCCGGAGGAGTCGACGATCCGCACCGACATGGAGGTGGGGTCGCCGCGGGTGCGGCTGCGCACGCTGGCGGAGCGGGACAACCTGGACGTGGCGTGGAAGTTCACCGATGCGCAGATGGCGGTGTTTCGCGAGTGGTGGCGGACGACCGCTTCGTTCGGGGCTGCTTGGTTCGATGTGGAGCTGCCGCTGGGCAATGGCGGGGTGCAGGCGTGCGAGGCGCGCTTTGTGGGGCGCTGGAAGTCGCAGCTTAAGCCGGGGATGTGCTGGGACGTGACGGGCAAGGTGGAGGTGCGCAGTGCCTGATCCTTCGCTTTCCGAGGCGCTTAAAGAGGCCTATGCCTCGGCGCCTGCCGATCCGGTGCACCACACGCTGGAGCTGCGGCATGCGGCGTTCACGCAGCCGATCCGGGTGGTGCGCGACAAGGTGGACCTGACGGCGCGGCTGGAGCCCACGGCGGCGGCGAACCCGGGCGAGATGGTGACCTTCGTGGGGTTCGGCTTCGATATGACGAAGCCGGAGGTGAGCGCGACCGGGGTGCCGCAGTGCACGATCGAGATCGACAACGTGAGCCGGGAGATTCTGGCGAACGTGGAGCTGGCGATGACGGGGATCGACCCGATCATGGCGACCTACCGGGAATACCTGGCGAGCGATCTGGAAGGCCCGCAGAACGATCCGCCGATGACGCTGACGGTGGTGAGCATTTCGGCGGACGTGTTCCGGGTGCGGGCGGTGGCTTCGTATCCGGACATCAGCAACCGCCGCTTTCCGCGCGAGGACTACACGACCGAGCGCTTTCCGAACCTGGTGGCGCAATGAGCGGCCAGGCCATGACCCACTGGGCGGAGCAGTACCAGAACTGCATCTGGGAGTCCGGCGCGCAGGGGCCGCATGCGTGGGACTGCTGGAGCTTTTTCCGGCATGTGCAGGCGGTGCATTTTGGCCGCCAGGTGCCGGAGGTGGGGGTGGATGCGTCGAACATCCACGCGGTGGCGCATGCGTTCGGCGGGCATGACGAGCGGGCGCGCTGGCAGGAGGTGGAGACGCCGGCCGAGGGCGATGCGGCGCTGCTGGCGCACAGCCGCTATCCGTCGCACGTGGGGGTGTGGCTCGATGTCGACGGCGGCGGGGTGCTGCACTGCCAGAACGGGGCGGGGGTGCTGTTCACGCCGGTGCGCAAGCTGGCGATCTGCGGCTGGGGGCGGGTGAATTACTTCCGCCCGCTGGAAGGGGGATCGTGATGCAGGCGGCATCCCACCACGGCATTCCCAACCACGCCACGCTGGTGCGGGTGAACAACCCGTTTGCGCCTTACCGCGACCGGGAGATCCGGCATCTGGCCTGCGCGGGGCCGATCCGGGCGGTGGCGCCGCGCACCAGTCGGCCGTTCATCATCCAGCGCAACGGCCTCTCGGTGCTGCGGCGCGACTGGGACCAGCCGATCGAGCGCGGCGACGTGATCACGGTGGTGATCCTGACGCAGGGCGGCGGCGGGGGCGGGTCGAATCCGCTGAAGATCGTGCTGATGCTGGCGATCATGTGGATCGCGCCGTGGGCTGGCCAGTACGTGGCCGGGCAGATGTTCGCGGCGGGGATGGTCGGCAGCATCGGGGCCGCTACCGCGCTCGGCAGCGTGCTCGGCGGCGTGATCGGCTTCGGGCTGAACATGCTGCTCAACGCGGTGATGCCGCCGCCCAGGCCGCCCACGCCGCAGCAGGCGGCGTCGCTGGCGGCTCCCAGCCCCACCTACAACCTGCAGGCGCAGGGCAATTCGGCGCGCATCGATGCGGCGATTCCGGCGGGCTACGGGCGGATGATGATCTACCCGGACTTCGCCGCGATGCCCTATGCGGAATACGCGGGCAACGAACAGTACCTGTACCAGCTTTTCTGCCTGGGGCAGGGCGAATACGACATCGAGGCGATCCGCATCGAGGACACGCCGATTTCGTCCTTCGAGGAGATCGAATACGAGATCGTGCCGCCGGACGGGACGATGACGCTGTTCCCCAGCAACGTGGTGACGAGCCCGGAGGTGAGCGGGCAGGAGGCGCCGGGGATTCTCACGGGGGCAACCTACAGCCAGACAGGCACGACCGAGGTGACGGTAAGCAAGACGGCGCACGGCTTTGTGGTGGGCCGCAACGTGTATCTGCTGGTGGGCAGCGGCGATCTGCCTTCGGCCGGCTATACGGTGGCGACGGCGGCGACCGACAGCTTCACGGTGACGGCGGCGGCCAGCGCCACCACCAGCGGCGATACGACGATCCAGACGATCAGCGGGCCTTTCGTGGCGAGCGGGCCGACGACGGCGGCGACGACGGTGGGGATCGACATCATCCTGCCGCGCGCGCTGTTCTATGCCAACGCTTCGGGCGGGCTGGACCAGGTGTCGGTGACGTTCGCGGTGGATCTGCGCAAGATCGACGACGTGGGCGCGCCGCTGGGGAGCTGGTACACCGCGGGCACCGAGACGATCACGCTGGCGACCAATACGCCGCAGCGGTTTTCCTACCGATACGGGGTGGAGGCCGGGCGCTACGAGGCCCGGCTGCGCCGCACCGACGTGAAGCAGACCGACAGCAAATACGGCAACGACCTGGCCTGGGGCGGGCTGCGCGCCTATCTGCCGGACGACAACGATTTCGGCCAGGTGACGCTGGTGGCGATGCGGATGCGGGCGAGCAACAATCTGTCCTCGCAGGCGAGCCGCAAGGTGAACGTGATCGCCACGCGCAAGCTGCGCACCTGGAACCCTTCCACCGGATGGGGCGCGCCGACGGCGACGCGCAGCATTGCCTGGGCCTTTGCCGACGCGGCGCAGAACGCGCTGTACGGCGGCCGGCTGGGCGACAGCCAGCTCGATCTGGCAGGGCTGTATGCGCTGGACCAGACCTGGACGACGCGTGACAACTATTTCGACGGCCGCTTCGACAACGCGCTGACGCTGTGGGAAGCGCTGACGAAGATTGCCCGCGCGGGGCGGGCCAAGCCGTTCATGCAGGGCGGGATTCTGTATGTGGCGCGCGACCAGGCGCAGACGCTGCCGGTGGCGCTGTATTCGATGCGCAATATCGTGCGCGGCAGCTTCAGCGTGGAATACCTGATGCCGACCGACGACACGGCGGACGCGGTGGACGTGGGCTATTTCGACAACCTGACCTGGACGCCGCGCCGGGTGCCGGCGAGCCTGCCGGACAGCCTGTCGACCAAGCGGGCGAAGATCGACCTGTTCGGCGTGACGGAGCGGCAGCACGCCTACGAGGAGGGGCTGTACGAGGCGGCGACCAACCGCTACCGGCGCAGGCTGATCCGCTTTACCGCCGAGATGGAATCGTTCATCCCGGCGTTTCTCGACCTGATCGCGATCCAGCACGACATGCCGCAGTGGGGCCAGCACGGCGAGGCGGTGGCGTGGGACGGCGGCACGCTGACGCTGACGCTGTCGGAGCCGCTCACCTGGGGCGATGGCACGCACTACATCGGCCTGCGCGCCAAGAACGGCAGCGTGCTGGGCCCGGTGGCGGCCACGCCGGGGGCGGACGACTACCAGGTGGTGCTCGATGCCGGCGACTGGGCCGACCTGCAGGCCGCCCACCCGGACTGGGCGCCCTACACCGGCAGCGACTACGAGCGCACCCACGTGGCATTCGGCTGGGGCGAGACCTGGCGGCAGCCGGCGCGGGTGCTGAGCGTGACGCCGCGCGGGCTGCACCACGCCGAGATCCTGTGCGTGAACGAAGACCCGAGCGTGCACACCGCCGACCAGGGCGTGACCGCGCCGGCGGTGGTGACGAGCCAGCTGCCCAACCTGTTCACCGTGCCGGTGATCCTGGGGCTGACGGTGCGCAGCAGCACCACCGACATCAACACCATGCTGCTGTCGTGGCAGTCCGCGCCCGGCGCCGACCATTACCTGATCGAGCAGTCCACCGGCGACGGCAGCTGGACGCGCGTGGGCGAGACCAGCACCGCCGGCGCCGCGGTGCGCGCGCTGTACGGCAACGCCACCCTTGTGCGGGTGGCCGGCGTGGGCCTGTCGCGCGGGCCATGGGTGACCGCCAGCTACGCCAGCGGCGCGGACTACGCCTGGACCGGCGACGCCGACCCCGCCTGGACCCTTGATACCGACCTTGCCTGGAGCGCCTGATGCCTGCCTTGCCACCCGCCACCGACTACACCAATTCATCGATCACCCAGGGCCAGAAAAAGACCTTCATGACATCGGTGAGGGCCTATCTTTCCGCTCTGCTGGGCGACACCGGCACGCAATCCGTCGCGCTTACCGCGCTGGGCGCGCCGCTCAACGGCAGCGTGGAGGTGAGCGCCGCGGGAACCACGGTCGGCGCATCGCACCGAGGCAAGCTGGTCGACTGCACCGGCGCCGGCGGGTGGACGCTGGCGGTGGATGCCTGCGCCACGCTGGGGGCCGGGTTCATCTTTGCATTCAAGAACAGCAGCACCGGGCTGGTGACGATCAACCCGAACCTGTCGGAGCCGATCGACGGCGTGTCGACGCTCGTTTTCGCGCCTGGCGAATCGTGCATGGTGCAGGTGAACGCGGCCGCGACGGGGTTGAAGACGGTAGGGCGATCCGGCATCCCTGACCGGGCCGGGCACGCAGGCGAGTTCCTGACCACGGACGGCCTGGATCTGGCGTGGGCGCCAGTGGCCCAGGTGTGGGAGGAGGTGCCGGGGGGGTCGGGGTCGATCACGGCCGTCGCCTATATCGACCTCGATATCCACGAGGACGTGTACAGCGAGTGGAAGCTGGTGATCGACAACGCCAAGCCGGGAACGGACAACGTTGAATTGCAACTGAGGCCGCTGTATGCCAGCCGCGCATCCGTCGGAACGGCGGCCGGCGCGGTGGCAGGCATTCGGTTTAACGGTAGCTCGCTGGTTCCTTACGCTGAAACAACCGCCTCCTACCCGCTCCTGACACTGGCAGGTGTCGGAAAC